AATTCCTGACAGGATATGTTGTGGCGTTCAAGGACAACATCAAGAGGCTGAGAGGTGAGCAAAGTGACTAACTACTCTTGCCTTGACTGCAAGTACCTGAAAGGTTGTTTGGAGAGTAGTAGGCGTTATCCCTGCAAAGATTTCAAGCTGGCAGAGCCAGCGATACTTGAAAGGAGAGGTCGAAATGACAGCAATCGAAAAGTTGAACAGCATAATCACCAGCGTTGATACTCTTGCACAAATAGCCGATGATTGCAACTTCCCTGCTGTCAGAGCAATATACAATGCAACCGCAAGCGGACGTATTGAACTTTTCGCACGCGAGGACGATTTCAAGGCACTTGCAGATGCAGTATATTCGCCACTGCACACTGTTACATCATACAACCATATCGGTGATGATGTTTACAAAACAACCGAGATGTGGTTTTGCTACAAAGAACACATATTCACAATGATAAGAGAGGAGAAATATAATGGATGAAATCATCGACATAAATCAGGCAGAAATCAGGCAGATACCTACGCAGACACAGACACAGCTCGCATCGCATACTGACACGGGAATTATTTCAGACTTCCGCCGGTATTTCAAAATGGCAAGCGAACTGTGCAAAGCGGACATCATACCGCAGGCGTACAAGGGTAAGGTCGCTGATACCGCAATAGCCATTGACATGGCTAATCGTATGGGCGTAAGCCCGATGATGGTCATGCAGTCAATGTTCGTGGTCAAGGGCAAACCAAGCTGGAGCGGGCAAGCTTGCCTGAGCTTTATCCGAGCAAAATTTACAGACGTAAAGGTTATTTACGTCGGCACAAAAGGTACTGACGACAGAGGTTGTTACGTCAAGGCAACTGACAAAGACGGCGATGTGCTTGAGGGAACGACAGTCACAATGGCTATGGCAAAAGCAGAGGGGTGGACTTCCAACTCTAAGTGGAGAAATATGCCCGAGCAGATGTTAGCATATCGTGCAGCATCTTTTTTTGCAAGGGTTCACTGCCCTGAAACACTTATGGGTGTGCAGGTCGAAGGCGAAGTTGAGGACTCAAAGCCTGCGGTAAGAGAAGTGGAGGATGTACTGTAAATGAAAACAACTAAAATTCATATAAAAAATCTGTTCGGCATTTCTGAAACAGAACTGGACGGACGCTCAATAGAAGTTACCGGCTCAAACGGCGTAGGTAAGACATCTATCATCGATAGCATAAAGTACGCTCTCACCAATGACAGCAGCCGTGATTATGTCATTAAGAATGGCGAAAGCGAAGGTGAAATCTTCATTGAGACCGACACAGGTTTGACTATTGACCGCAAGAAGCGTGTCAATCAGGCAGACTACAAGAACATCAGACAGGACGGCAAACCTGTTCAAAGCCCCGAAGCATTCGTCAGAGAGTTGTTCACGCCACTGCAGATTGACCCTGTTAAGTTTACACAGATGTCAAGGCAGGAACAGAACAGAATTATCCTTGACCTCATTGAGTTCAATTGGGATTTGAACTGGATAAAGGAGAAATTTGGTGAAATTCCGCAAGGTGTTGATTATCAGCAGAACATACTGCAAGTCCTAAACGACATACAGTCCGAAAAGGGCGTTTACTTCCAGACAAGGCAGGATATCAACAGAGAAATACGTAACAAAACAGCGTTTATATCTGATATCGCAAAGGATATCCCGCAGGGCTTCCAGGCTGAAAAGTGGGAAGCATATGACCTATCCGAAGCCTATACGAAGATAACAAAGGCACAGGAATACAACTCTCGTATCGAGAGGGCGAAGCTCTTCAAAGATAGCTATGACAACAAGGTCAGAGGTTTCCAGGCTGAAATGGAAATTGCAGTAAGCAATCTGAAATCTGCTATCGCAGCAGAGCGTGAACAGCTAACAAACGAAATCGAGCGCAAGAAAGCCGAAATCAAGGCGGCTGAGGACAAGCTCAATTCGCTTTCAGACAAGATAGCAGACAAGACTAAGATTTTTGAAAGCGAATACAGGGAGAAAGTCGCAAAGCTTGACGGCGACATCAAGGTAGCCGATGAATACACAGGCAAGCAGCTTGTTAACATATCTGCAATGCAAGTTGAGGTCAAGACAGCTGAGGAAATGAAAAAGCACCTCAACGAATACAAACGTATGAAATCAATGCAGAACGAACTTGAAACGCTTGAAGAACATTCTAAGGCACTCACAAGCAAGATTGAGCTTGCAAGAGAGCTTCCAGGCGAGATACTTAAGACAGCAACAATACCTGTTAAGGGGTTGACAGTTAAAGACGGCATACCTCTCATAAATGGACTTCCCGTCAGCAATCTGTCAGAGGGTGAGCAGTTACAGCTTTGCGTTGATGTTGCCCTCAGCAAGCCTAACAGCCTACAGATAATTCTGATTGACGGAGCTGAGAAGCTTTCCGAAAAGAACAGGCTTGCACTTTATGAGAAGTGCAAGGAAAAGGGCTTGCAGTTTATCGCAACTCGCACAACGGACAGCGATGATCTGGAGGTGACTTATCTGTGATACAGCTTACAAGTGAGAACTACTTCTCCCAGCAAGCTAACCTTGACTATATGAGTTGCTCACAGTTCAAGAGTTTCTGCGACTGTGAGGAAAGAACCCTTGCGGATATTGCGGGTGATTACAAGCGTGACAGTTCAACTGCTCTGCTCGTAGGCTCATACGTTGACGCTCACTTTGAGGGAACGCTTGACGTTTTCAAGGCTCAGCACCCAGAGCTGTTTAAGCGTGACGGAACGCTTAAGGCTGATTATGTTCAGGCTGAGAGTATTATCCAGCGTGTGGAGAATGACAAGCTGTTCATGAAGTATATGGCAGGCGAAAAGCAGGTCATTATGACGGGTAAAATCGCAGGAGTGCCATACAAGATAAAGATAGACAGCTATCACCCTGACAAGGCAATCGTTGACCTAAAGGTCGTCAAGGACTTTGAGAAGCTTTGGAACGATGCTGAGAAACTGAAACAGAGCTTCATTCGATACTGGGGATATGACATTCAGGGAGCTATCTATCAAGAAATAGTTCGCCAGAATACAGGCAAAAAGTTGCCGTTCTTTATAGCCGCCGCCACAAAAGAAAAACACACAGATTTTAACGTGTTCGCTGTTCCGCAGGAATGGCTTGACGAAAAGCTTGCGTTTGTCGAGGAACGCACACCACACTTTGCAAGGTTGAAAACAGATGAAGAACTAGCCAAAAGGTGTGAGAGGTGTGATTGGTGTAAGGACACCAAGATACTTGACAGAATAGTTGACGCAAGAGATTTGGAGGATACAAATGCTTAACAAAGTTATTTTAATGGGTAGAATTACTCAGGAGCTTGAACTCAAGCAAACAACAAACGGAACAGCAGTGCTGTCATTTAACGTAGCCGTTGACAGAAGCTACACCAAGCAGGGCGAAGAGAGACAGGCGGATTTTATCACCTGCGTTGCGTGGAAAAAGACTGCTGAATTTATCAATAACTATTTCGGCAAGGGTAGAATGATAGCCCTTGAGGGACAGCTGAGAAGCCGTACATATGATGATAAAAACGGCACAAAGCACTATGTGACAGAGGTTTACGTTGATAACGTTTCATTCACAGGTGAGCCAAAGCAGGACGGAAACAGTTCAGCTTCGTCACAGAGCGTGCCACAGCAGAATACACCGCCACAAAATCAGCCTGCACCAAGTCAGAATAACTCACCTACAACGCAGAGCCTTGGTATTGACGGATTTGAGGAAATATTCGACGGCGACGATGTGCCGTTCTGATGTGAAAACAATGCTAACTTTAAGAAACTATCAAAACAGAATTATTAATGAAGTAAGGAGGCTTATGAGTACAGGGCGAAAGCGCATTTGCGCAGTTGCGCCCTGTGGTTAGGCTCTGGCAAGACAGCCATATTCGCATATATGGCTGACAAGTCGCAGGACAAGGGCAACACAGTGTGGTTTTTGGTACACAGAAAAGAACTGCTCGATCAAACCATAGCAACATTTGACCGCTTTGGTATTCAGCGCAACACAATTCTTGTAGGCATGGTTGCCACACTTGCAAATGCTCTTGACAAGCACCCAGAACAGTACAAATCACCTGACTTCATTGTCATTGACGAGTGCCACCATATAACGGCTAGGACGTATCAGAGAATACTTGAACGCTTTCCAAAGGCATTCGTAGTTGGGCTGACTGCAACGCCAAGCAGACTTGACGGCAAGCCACTTAAAGATTGCTTTGATGATATGGTAGTAGGCATTACTGCCAAAGAGCTTATTGCTCAAGGATATTTATCCCCTTATAGGTACTTTGCGCCGAGCGTAGCTGACCTATCGGCACTCAAACGCAAGGGCAAGGACTTTGACCCACAGCAAGCAGCTGAGCTACTTTCCACGAGAGCGGTGTTTGGCGATGTTATAGCGAACTATCGCAAATATGCTGACGGGCTTCAAACGATATGCTATTGTTCTTCCGTTAAGCACTCTGAGAGCGTTGCAGAAGCGTTCAGAGCGGTTGGAATTAATGCTGTACACTTTGACGGCAATACACCTAAGAGCGAACGAGAACGCATTACAGACGATTTCAGGGCAGGAAAAATAAAAATCCTTTGCAACGTTGATTTAATATCAGAGGGCTTCGATTGTCCTGACTGCGAGTGTTGCATACTGTTAAGACCGACAATGAGCTTAACGCTGTTTATCCAGCAATCTATGCGGTGTATGCGCCCGAAAGAGGGCAAGACGGCAATAATTCTTGATCACGTCAACAACTACAAGCGACACGGCTTGCCTGATGATGACAGAGAGTGGAGCTTAAACAGCGTTCCGAAACCTGAAAAGGAATATAACGCAGACGGCACGCTACAGATACGGCAGTGTTCAAAATGCTTTGCTACATATAGACCAACGTCTGCAAAGAAATGTCCGTATTGTGGAGCGGCTGAGGAACTGACTAGACAGGAAATAAAAAATATCAAGCAGATAGAGCTTGAAGAAATAAAGGAAAGCAAACGTAGAGAAGCAGATGACAAGGTCAAGGAATACAAGTCCGCCAAGGATTGCAAGACGCTTCAAGAACTGTTTGCGTTTGCAAAAATGAGAGGATATAAGCCACAATGGGCATATGTCCAAGCAAAACAGAGAGGATGGTTTAAATGATGAGAGGTAGCCAGGCAATTGGTATTGACACCAATCCTGTAAATTCAATTGCAATTACGCTTGCTAATGCCAACGTAAATTCGCTCAAGGCAATTGATATCATCACAAGCGAGATCATAAAAGAAGCACACATCAATCAGTATGACGTTCCGTTCTGGATACTGGCATTTGAAATGCTTACCAATACATTCAAGGAAACACTGAGCGAAGATATGCTCAAGGTGTATGAGGAGGCTAAGGAACATTTCTCATACTCTGCTATTACTATGGGAGAGCCTAGAAATGAGTAAGTCAGAACACGAGATACAGAACGAAATCCGCCTTGCGTTATCTTCACAAGATAGTGTTGTATTCAGAACAAATGCAGGCACATTCTATCAGGGGAAAATGGTTTACTCAAAGGAGTATAAATCAATGGTACTCCTCAATCCTCGTAAAGTTGACGGACTTCCTAAAGGCTTTTCTGATTTGGTGTGCTTTGCAAAAGGTGGAAAAACGGCATTCATAGAGTGTAAGAATGCCGACGGAAAACTGAGAGAAGAACAGAAAATATTTATTGACCGTATGCGTGACCTTGGCTTTGTTGCCGGGGTCGCAAGGTCCGCTGAGGAGGCGAAACTACTATGCCAACAACAGAACAAAGATTAAAGCAAATTGAAATCGTTGCTTTGAAAGAAGAGGGCGATTTGCCCGAAAATATGTCAATGTCGGAAAATATGTTCTATGAGGAAATGCACTGCTTGTACACTAGATACAAAATGAGCTGTCTTGTAAGCAAGCTCCCCGCTGATATACAGAACAAAGTCCCTATCGTGACAAAAGACGAGGCTTCGGTATTAAAGAAGAAATACCTTGCAGGTGTTAAGAATATGCAGATGTGGGAAGATATCTTCAAGACAGAGATACACATTGCAAACGAGATAAACAAGGTCATTTCTCCCACATCAGAGCTGAGCGGAATGACGAAAGAACAGCTGCTTGACAAGACTATACGAATGATAGGCGTTATCCAGGGACTTATGAATGCTGATGACAGAATTCCGAAGTTTCTGGAAGGTCTAAGAGGTGATCATAAGAAATGAGAACGAGAACAGGAAGATGCAAGAAAACAAGCAAGTGCATATATGCGACTGAAATATATGGTGAGAAGTGCTGCGGATATTTGTTTGCAACGGGTGAGAAAAGAAACTGCCCGCCTGATAACTGCAACAAGTTCAAGAGCGTAAAACAGTTTGAAAGGAGATTGGACAGGTGAAATACTTAGATTTTCTGAAATCTAAAATGGCTATTGCTACCGACAGTGGTTTTGACGTTCCGGACAAGAAAATAAACACGGCACTCAAGCCCCACCAGCGTGACATTGTTAAGTGGGCTGTAAAAGGTGGCAAGCGTGCTGTGTTTGCCAAGTTCGGACTAGGCAAGTCGGTTATACAGCTGGAATGGTGTACACAGGTCATAGCTCATGAAGGTGGCAAAGCTCTTATAATATGTCCTTTAGGTGTTAAGCAGGAATTTGTTCATGACGCTGTTGAGATACTTGGCTATGACGCACCTACATATGTTAAAACCATGGCAGAAGTTACAGCATGTTCAGCTGATATCATGATAACGAACTACGAGAGAGTCCGTGACGGAGATATTGATGTAAAGTATTTCACAGCTACTTCCCTTGACGAAGCAGCCGTATTGAGAAGTTTCGGCAGCAAAACTTATCAAGAATTTCTGAAGAAGTTCAACGGCATTCCATATAAGCTTGTGGCAACCGCAACGCCTGATCCTAACAAGTATAAAGAACTTATCCATTACGCTGGATATCTTGAAATCATGGACACAGGACAGGCTCTGACACGCTTCTTTCAGCGTGACAGCACAAAGGCTAACAACTTGACATTGTACCCTCACAAGGAAGAAGAGTTTTGGCTATGGGTAAGCTCATGGGCGGTATTTGTTTCAAAGCCGTCAGATGTCAACCCCACATATTCTGACGAGGGATATGATTTGCCTGAGCTAAAAATTAACTATCACAGGCTTGCAGTCAGCAAAGACGAGTTGTCAGTCGATAAGTTCGGCCAGAGCAAACTGTTCGATGAAGCTACAGCTAGCTTGCAGGATGAAGCAAAGATAAAGCGTGAAAGTATATCTCAGCGTGTTGCAGAAGCAGCTAAAATAATAGCTGAAAATCCAGAGGATAGCTTTATTATCTGGCATGACCTTGAAGAAGAACGCCACGAGATAAAGCGACAGATACCAAATGTTGTTGATATCTATGGTTCTATGGATATCGACTTGCGAGAACGAAGAGTTATCGACTTTGCTAACGGCAAAATAAAGCTGTTTGCGACAAAGAAGATACTTTCCGGAAGTGGCTGTAACTTTCAGAAACATTGTCACAGGGCAATATTTATCGGTATCGACTACAAGTTTAATGACTTCATTCAGGCTGTTCACCGCATATATAGGTTTCTGCAAACTGATGAAGTGACAATCGACATAATCTACATGGACGAAGAAGACGAGATAAAAAAACAGCTGCTTGACAAATGGAAACGTTTCGACTATCAATCTGAGAAAATGGCTGAGATAGTCCGCAAAAACGGCTTGTCTAGCGTTGACAACATCTCCGACAAAATGAAAAGAAGTATAGGAGTGAAAAGAGTGGTAGTAGAGGGTAATCACTACAAATACATAAACAATGACTGCATATGGGAGCTTGAACAAATGCCCGACAACAGCGTTGACGAGATAGTAACTTCAATCCCATTCGGCAATCATTATGAGTACACGCCAAGCTACAATGACCTTGGACACAACGAGGATAATGACAGATTCTTTGAGCAAATGGACTATTTGACGCCTAATCTGCTGAGAGTGCTGAAACCTGGCAGAGTAGCTTGCATACACGTTAAGGACAGAATTTTATTTGGCAATGCAACAGGTGACGGAATGCCGACTGTTGACCCGTTCAGCGACTTGACTGTTATGCACTACATGAAACACGGCTTCCGCTATATGGGCAGGATTACAATTACAACTGACGTTGTTCGTGAGAACAATCAGACATATCGCCTTGGCTGGACAGAACAGTGCAAGGACGGCTCGAAAATGGGAGTGGGTTGTCCAGAATATGTTCTGCTCTTCAGAAAGCTCCCTACAGATACAAGCAAGGCTTATGCAGACACGCCTGTTACAAAGAGCAAAGCTGATTACAGCAGAGGACGTTGGCAGATTGACGCTCACGCTTACTGGAGGTCCAGCGGTGATAGGCTCGTGACAAAGGACGAGCTAAAAGAAGTTTCGGTGAACAAGCTTCAAAAGGTATACACGCAGTTTTCAAAGAGCAATGTTTACAACTATGACGAACATGTTGCCCTGGCAGAAAAGCTCGACAAGGAAAACAAATTACCTGCAACATTTATGGTAATCGCCCCTGCAAGCTGGAACGATACAGTTTGGGACGATATCAACCGAATGAGGACGCTCAATGCTGAACAGCGTAGACGTGATATGCAAATGCACGTTTGTCCTTTACAGCTCGATATAATCGAACGCCTTATCGCCAGGTACTCCAATGAGGGTGATGTTGTGCTTGACCCATTCGGTGGAATAGGCTCAACTCCTATGACTGCTATTAAAATGGGTCGATATGGAATAGGCATTGAGCTTAACCCCGACTATTTCCGTGACGGCGTAGGTTATTGCAAGGCGGAAGAAGATAAGATTGACGTGCCAACGTTGTTTGATTTTATGGATAATAAAGAAAAAGCCGCCCCGTAGGGCGGCATAAGGTTATATTCGATAACGTTTCTTGATAAATGTATAAAACCCAACGGCAATCGATACTATGAGCAGACCACCAAGGACAGGGACGGTATCAACGAGTTTCATAAAGGCAAATGCAAGAATCTTAATCGTTGACCACAAGGACTGCAGCAGTTGTAACATTTTATCACTCCTTTCTTTAAAATTTTATACATTATAACACCGCAGGATATGATTGTCAATGGGCATAACAAACAAAACGCAGGACTTTTACACATCGAACACAAAAGGAGGAACATATGAGTAAAATAAAAATATTTAAAGAAATCCTCACAGCAGTTGGCATATGGTCTTTGGTCGGTCTAGCATGGCAAATACTTGAGATTTTAATGTATGGAGAAGTACAACCACGAAGTGTAGACACAATCGTTACAGCTGTACTGAGTCTATCTATATATATAAACTTAGAGATGTTGGAGTGATAACATGGCTAACAACAAATTCTGCACAAGCTGCAAATATTTTGAGAAGTCACCTGACAACTGCGGCAGAAAGAACGGAAAATATGGGTTGTGCAGGTATGGCGTGAGACAGGGATTTCGCCCGAAGATAGTAAGCTATCAGCGCCCTATCTGCGAAGAATTCAAAGACAAGATAGAGGCTGTAAAATGCAGTGCTGCTACAACACTCTGCTGGTACTGCAAGCACGCAGTGCCAAAGAGGGACAAGCTGACAGGTGAACAGATAACAGGGTGCAGTTGGTCGATAGACAGACAGCCTGTTGTCGGTTGGAAAACACATCAGCACAGAATGTACAAGGCGCAAAAGGGCGGCATGATACATTCATACACTGTGACGGAATGTCCGAGATTTGAGGAGGGATAACATGTGGCATTTATATGACGGATATTGGAGAGAAGATTTGATTTCTCCAATTGAAATGATGTGGGTTTGGTGTCGTATGCAGGAAATCATAAAAGGAATAAGAAAGCTTACGGACAAGAAACGCAAGGTGTTATGCGTACTGTACATGATAGGGTGCATAATACTGGAGCCTGTGCAGTTTGTTGTTTACTATGGAACAATTCCGTTGCGGGCGTTTTTTGAGTGGTTTTGCAGTATAGGACAAAACTACTAGAAGGAGAGATAACATGAAGGTGTTAATAGCGTGCGAAGAATCACAAGAGGTCTGCAAGGCGTTTCGTGCAAAAGGTCACGAAGCGTACAGCTGCGACATTCAGATGTGTTCAGGCGGTCACCCTGAGTGGCACATATTAGGCGATGCTCTGACCGTTATCAACGGTAATGTAGATTTCACCACTTGCGACGGACAGACACATACGGTAGACAAATGGGATTTGCTGATAGCTCATCCGCCGTGTACATATCTTAGCAACGCAGGGGCAGTACGGCTGTACAAAAAAATTAATGAAAAAAGCTACATTGATCTTGAAAGATTTGAAAAGGGACAAGACGCAAAAGAATTTTTTCTAAAATTTATTCATGCACCTATTGAAAGAATAGCTGTTGAAAACCCAATAGCATCTGGTGTATATCGGTTGCCAAAATACACGCAGATTATACAACCATACGAATATGGACACCCATACAGCAAAAAAACATGTTTGTGGTTGAAAAATCTGCCTAAATTGATACCGACAAATATTGTTACACCCATATGTTCATGGGTGTCGGGTGGTAACAAAAAGGCGGACGGCACTGCACGCACAAACCACGGAATGCTTCACGACAGTAAGAAAAGGGCCAAAACATTTTCAGGCATAGCACAAGCAATGGCTGAACAATGGGGAAGTGAGGAGGATTAACATGACAAAAATCAAACCCGAATACATATTCCCACTGTTGCTGATTCTGCTAGACGTGGGAGCGGCAATTATATATGCCGTGCAGAAAGACTACAAGAAAGCCGTCTACTGGATAGCGGCGGCTGTGTTGAATGTGACAGTAACGTTTTAGGAGGGCTATATATGTATAGCGCAAAAGCAAAAAAAGCTGCCGAACGTCTAAAAGCGTTTGAACCTGCGGACGGATATTATCTAGCATATAGCGGTGGAAAAGATAGTGACTGTATCAAAATTTTGGCACAACTCGCAGGCGTTAAATTTGAAGCAGTACATAATCTGACAACTGTTGATGCGCCCGAAACTGTGAGATATGTTCAATCTCAGCCAGATGTGAGAATAGATAAATCGTTTGACAAGAACGGCACTCATGTTACGATGTGGAATTTGATTGTTAAAAAACTTATGCCTCCGACACGCATTGCACGTTATTGCTGTAGCGAATTAAAAGAACGTGGTGGCATAGGACGTGTTGTTGTCACGGGTGTTAGGTGGTCTGAAAGTGGACGTCGCAGAGAATCAGCGGACGTTGTTAAAATTATCGGGAAACCTAAATCAACGATGAAAATAGCTGATGAAATAGGCACAGAATATCAACAAACGTATCAGGGTGGAATCATTTTTAATGATGATAACGACAAAAATCGTAGGTTGGTTGAACACTGCTATCGCACAACGAAAACTATGGTAAACCCTATAGTCGACTGGTCTGATGATGATGTGTGGGATTTTTTGCACTACTATGGTTGCAAATCAAATCCGCTGTATGAATGCGGTTTTAATCGTATAGGTTGCATTGGCTGTCCTGTGGCTGGAAAACATAGATACGTTGAATTTGAACGATATCCGAAATACAAACAAAATTATATAAACGCATTTGATAGAATGCTAGAACGTAGAAAACAGCTTGGAAAAGATGCTAAAATGTCATGGCAAACAGGTCAAGACGTTTTTCGCTGGTGGCTAGGCGAAGATTTCAACCAGCTGACATTTGATGATTTGGAGGTATAACGATGGCAAAAAACATTGACGCCCTTTATGCGGCAGAAATCATAGGCAATAAAATAGGCCTTGCACTGCCTGAACTGGCAGATGTAATGGCAACAGTGCCTACCGCAGACGTGCGGGAGGTCAAACACGGGTATTGGAAATTTCACAAACGAACAAAGCTCGTGCCAAGCAACAAGGTTAGCATAAAAGAAGAATACACTAATGGTCATGATTGTACTGTCGTTGACAATACAAATGTCAACAAAAAAATCATGATTATGAAAAAACGTATAACATTAAAAATTCCTATATGTTCGGTCTGCGGTTGGTGCGGACATGATGAATGTGATACAACGCTATACTGTCCTAACTGCGGTGCAAAAATGGACGGTGACAGCAGTATCGCTGATATAATCAACGAACAGCCTACCGCAAACGTGCAGGAGGTCAAACGTGGAGAATAGAAGCCTAACTGCGGTTACGAAATTTAGATTTTCGGAGGGAAATTAATAACTATGGCGGATAAAAACGAATACTCAGAACACTTTGATACGCTCCGTAAGAATCGTGTTGAGGTTTCATTTCACAAATACGGCTCGGCAAAAAGAAATTTTGGAGAGCGTTTAACAAATGCTCTCGGAAACCTGGAGCTGTGTATCAACAAATACAAAGAAACGCATAACACCGAATACCTTTGCGACGCTGCTAACTATTGTATGTTTGAATTTATGTATCCCCAGTTCGACGATGCATATTTCAAGGCAACGGACAGTTCAGAAAGCGCTGGCATTACGGGATTTTGCATTAAGGAAATAGAGAGGTTTAAAGATCAGATATGACAGCACCTAACAGAGTGCGTATCATCAGTCCGTTAGGGGGGTTGGGCAACGGCTATACGTTCTTCACTCACGGCGTCGTCCCCGCTTGCTTGTTTAACCTCAACTATCTCTCGTCGTGCTGGCAGGCACGCATAATCACACATAAGCGAGGTATTTCCATATGACCAACAGAAAAATCAGAGATTATCAGCGAAACCACAAGCTCAAAGGCATTGTCGACGCAAACTTCAAAACCTTTGCGACTGTGGTAATTGCTCTCAAACAGCTGTTTCCACACGACTGGTACAAAAAAACCATAACCGACTTTACATCATCATATGCCGAGTTTACAAAACATATGAACGACTATGATGCAGAAGCATACGATTTCCGTGTTGAAGATTCTTGCCGCAAGCTGAACATCAGTGACAGCGACACCTACGATATTATTTTCAGGCTTAACGGCAAGCTTCCTGCTGAGATTTTTCTTGCACTGCAAAACAACTTGAAATGTATGCTGATACATTTGCGTTTGAATTGCAACATCGGCTCACAGAGATACGCAAAACTAATTGCATATCTAAAATCAGACGCCAAGATATGCGGACAAGCAGATCTTACAGCACTCGGCTTATCTTTCGACGATGAAATTGATTATCGTAAACTCAAATCCAAAACCGAGCAACCGACTTATTCCGACGGAATTAAAGCTCAGCAAGAACTTAAAGCACTGAAAGCGTACCAAGACGAGGTGATTAAATGTCAGCAACAGCTTTCGAGCAAATCAAAGAACGACTTACCTGCGTCGAGTACGCACGCAGGATAGGTCTTGCAATAAACAAACCAGGCGACAGATGCGTATCCCCTTTGCGGTCCTCAGCAAACAACAAGTCATCGTTCGTTGTCTACGACGACTATTACTATGACCACGGAGACTCCAAGGGCGGCGACGTTATCGACTTCTGCGCCAATTGTGAGTTCAACGGGAACCGAGCAGAGGCACTTCATAAACTCGCAGATCTCACAGGAGTAACCCTCAACTATCAGACGGACGATTGGAAGTCCGCACTCGATTCTCGCACAAAACTCGTTGAGAAGTGGCACTCTCAGCTGCGCCCCGAGGATATCGACTATCTGCATGGCCGTAACATCAACGATCAGACCATTAACCGCCTGAAAATCGGCTATACAGGCGAGGGCTATCGCGTAGAGCTCCCAGACAAAATAGCTGAACACTATGCTGCTAATCGTATCTGTATCCCATATTTCAAGAACGGATATATAGCTTCCTGGAATGCTCGCGCAACGTCAGATAAGCAGAAGGTCAAGTATCTCAAGCCACCAGCCTCAGACAACTCTGACCGAGCTGTCATCTGGGGTATGCACACACTCAATCGCACGTCAAGCAACCTCCCTCTCGTTATCTGCGAGGGAGCGTTTGACGCTTTAAGCTATGAGCAGGAAAACTATCCGATACTAGCGACTATGGGCGGAGCTTTCAGCAAATCTAATCGCGAACAGCTTCCTGTGGTAATCTCAGCCGCTAAGCAGTTTCCATATGTCCTGCTTAGTTTCGACACCGACGAGCCTGGCAGAAAATTCACTCTTAAACTTGGCAAGCAACTATTCTCACACCGCATACCTTTCAAGGTAGCGGCTATACCGCCAGCATTCAAGGACGTGTCAGAATATTACTCACACGGCTATCCGCTTGCAGATCTCGTTGACAATGCCGCCCCAGGTGTCAACGAACTGGCCAAGCGAATTACGGACCGCGAGGAACTCAAGCAGTTCTGCCACGAAGCCGCACGCTGGGTAGCCAAACCTGAGCTGTCAGACTTATTCTCAGCTATCCGTGAGAACATCTCGATATACCGCCCTGAGATGTCAAGCGACTATCTCAACGAGCTACGCAAGTCCTGCTTCGCATCCCCTAACGAGGATATCATAGCCAAATACGTTGCCAAGCGACATAATCTCAGATACCTTGCCAACGTGGGCTTCTACGAATATTCGCATGGCTACTGGCAAGCTCTCGACGATGATGTCATCGGCGGCTACATATCCCGTGAGCTGGGTTCATATCGCACAGGCAGCAAGCTCACATCAATTACGAAGCTTCTCCGCACCGACTGTATCACGCAGGAACAGTTTAACAAGCAACCTCTCTTGAGCTTCATCAACGGCACGCTAGACCTCAGAGACCTCACATTCCGTGAGCACTCCCCGTCTGATATGCTAACGGTACAGTTCAATTTTCCATACGTCCCCGGCACAACTTCTGAACGCTGGAACAAATTCATATACGATGTTTCAGCAGGCGACGCCAAGCGTATGTCGCTCTTGCAGGAGATAGCAGGATATATTCTCTATACAGACTGCTCATTGCAGTCATGTGCTTTTCTTCTCGGAGAGGGCTCTAACGGCAAGTCAGTGTATATTGAAACCCTGCAAGCCATTTTCCCGAAAGATGCTCAAACGACTTTCGAGCTGTCAGGCCTTGTTGAGGACTTCAAACGCATCAAGCTGATGAATTCTCTCGTCAACTTCGGTGAGGAAACCAACACGGACGTTAAGGGCGCAGAGTCCGTGTTCAAGCAAGTCGTTGCAGGCGGTGCGATCTCAGGTTGCTTCAAGCATAAGGACTTTGTGGACTTTATCCCACGAACAAAATTTATCTTTGCGTGTAACAATATTCCGCACTTCAAGGACTTCTCATATGGTTTGGAACGTCGTATGCTGTTCGTTAAATTCTCACGTCGCTTTGTGGACGAGCCGGATCCCAGCAAGCCGAACGAAATGAAAGCTGACCGCACTCTCAAGGACAAGCTCCTCGCGGACAAGCCTGCAATCTTCAATTGGATACTCGAAGGCTATAACCGCCTCAGACAAACCAGCGCATTCACTGTAACGGACGACTCTGAGGACCTCAAACAATCCTTCCGCGAGGTTATCAACCCTGTTTCGGAGTTTGTTTCCGAAGAGCCGTATGCTAAGTATTTTAATGATGAAAACACCGACTATATCAGCAACACAAAGCTGTATCAGTTTTACCGCATATGGTGTGAAGAAACAGGTCATCACGCCAAAGCGCTTTCGTCATTCAGCAGAGAGTTCAAGCGACTTACAGAAGACAAATTTATTGCTGTACGAAACAACTCTGAGCGAGGTTATCAGCTTAAAAACCCTCAGCAGAAAATCAGTATTTTTAATGGTGACGGCTTTGATGAACTTCTTTGACCGAACATGTATTTTCACCACATTTCGGTGACAGATACTTTCGCTTAATCCGACACGTTATCCGTCACGACCCGTCACCAACTCTTCAAACGTTAATAATATATTCATAAACGCACATTTATTCTCGTTAGTGACAGATATAAAACCACATCTGTCACGGGTAATCCGTCATCTGTCATAGCCCCTATATTCCTAGCTTTGCGGGGGGTCAGTGACAGAATGACAGATACTTTTAACAATCTACAAATGTTAATAAAATAAAAATACATATAGAAAAACGGAATTTTGTCACAAAGTGCCGTCATTCCGTCACACCTGTCACCAAGGAGGTTTTATAATGCAACAGAACTCACAATCTGGACAGTATTACGCCGATTATCTCAGCTGCATTTCAGACCCGCATATCTATGCTGTAATGAAATGTATTTACGTTCACAAGCTCACGCAGGAACAAACTGCCGAGCAACTTTGTATCTCACCCTCGACTGTCTATCGCGTTCACAAGGTAGGCTGTCGCACAATCAATGAAATCATTCAAGGAGGTGTTCAGAATGGCAAATGATGTTGTAAAAGGCAGAGGCGGTAAAAATAACTTCGGTACGTCCAACAAGACAGCTCTTGCGAAAGATAGTGCTTTTGTCGGAAAAATGGTCAGAGAAGTCTATGCTGCTTACAAACAGCCAAAAGTTAAATCAAACGCTGAACTCGCAGATAGACTCGATAAGTATTTTAAACACTGTGCTGAAAATAATATCGTTCCTACCGTTGAGGAAATGTGCCTGTTCACAGGCTACTCAATCCAGACTGTCTGGGATTGGGAAAAAGGCAGAACACACCCGTTTGACGAGGGGGAGTTGAACGTTTCAACGTCAGAGATTATAAAAAATGCCAAGAGTTTTATGCGTGCTTTTGACGCAAAATTGGTGCAAGCAGGCAAGCTCAATCCTGTGACTTACATCTTCCGTGCAAAGAATTACTACGGAATGACCGACAAGCAGGAAGTTGAGGTCACAAAGACCAATCAGCTTGGCGATAATCTGACCGACGATGAGCTGGCAAAGAAGCTCATGAAAGAAACTGAGGTCATAGACGTTGAAGCTTCGGAAGCTGAGGAATAGCAAGCGACTATTACTCACACGCCGAGCGACTATCAAGCGACTATGCCAAGCGACTATGAAACGCACAAGGAAACGTAAAAATTTTCACACGCAATAGTCGAGATAAATATGAGCAGAAAATCGGCAAGAAAACAGCCGAAAACACGCCGCCTGAGGGGTTGACCTTTGGGCGGCGGTGATTTTATCGAAAAATCATGCACGCACCACAAGGCGGCTAGCAAGCCCTGTGTGACGTTTTAGCATTTAGTGCAGTTAGTTTTATAGGTGACACGTTAGAACGTCATAGGGCACACGCTAGGCACATTGTAGAACGTCACAGCAATAGCAATACTGTAAAGATATCACCAACAAGCCCCCTAGCACGTCACAAGAGCCGTGGAGCAGCATTGAGCGGTAAAGGTATAGGGGTATGATATCGGACCGCATATGCGGGCGCATAGGCGGCAAGGGGTGGAATAGAACAACAACGCCCGCCCCACAATCAGAGGAGCAGGCAAAAAAAGAAGCCCACCAAAGCCGGAGCCTTGGCGGGTAAAAATATAGGGGGCTGATATCGTCAACCCCCTAGAACGATTATTTATAACGCTTTGCCGTTCTGATAACCACCAGAACGGGGAGCAGAAGCAGAGCTATTATTAGCATGCGGTCACCGCCTCGCCCTGGTGCGTGATGTCCATTTCACGCATACGAATACATTCGGCAACCAGTTCATTGATATTGTCCTGTGTCCATTCACGTAGATAATCAAAATTGATGACACGTCTGTGGCCGTCATCTGATGGTTTTTCTGTAACGTTGTATAGTCCCCAGCAGTTGCCATTAATGTCGTAGTAATATGTGTCAACGGCGATGTGCGTTGACAGCATGGTTTTTATAAATCCCGCCTTGCGCCATACCCGCATCATGTCATGTGGGTTGTTTAAATCGTGGTCACATCGTGTGACCTCAACGGCGAAACGATCACCGACGCGGTATAATATCCGGCGATCATCGACGATAGTTTCAACGTCGGTGACAAAATTCATATAGTGGTTTATGATCTGCTGTTCAATTGTTAACGGTGTTACATATCCTTTAGTTATCCACGCATTGGCTACCTCGCCAGGTTGTAACGGCTCATAGCCGAGATATGCGGCTGTTCCTGCTCTTCTTGGTTCAAGACCCTTTGCTCTTGCGTCGTCTTCTGCTTTTTTCGTCCAGATGTAATTGATGTTTTTCATAGTGCTGTACCTCCCGTTATTCGTTAATTGTGTAGCTGTATGGCTTGCCATCTTCGGCTCTGTGTGCGGCGCATATCGGGTTGCCGTGCATATCTGTTATTAACACGCTGTCTCCGCCGAGGTTCTGCAGGTGTTTCGCTGCGTTTCTGCTGGTGCTGATGATCGTGTTTCTGTAGCCGTAGTGTACTAGATAGTTTTTCATGTTTTACCTCCTGCCCTGTGGGCTGTCTTGCTGTGGTTTTTGTTTCTGTAATTATAATATCAGAAATTTCTGATACTGTCAACCCTTTTTAATCAATTTTTTCTGATATTTTTTATCTTTGTTGAATGTGTATAAAAAATCAAAAGATATTGCACACATTTATACAAACAAGATCATAGAAAATAGCCGTTATTATTATATATACCTTTATAAACGAAAAAAAGACCCACCCCTGGGGGTCTTGCAGGACGGACCCATCCCCTTCACTCAACCCCCCGACTAGAAAAAATATAAAAAAGGGGTTGACACAAACAGATATATCTGATATAATATAAGTAACAAAGTAACGGAGGTAGTAACAATGAACATTTGCAAAATAATCGCCAGCGTCATGGCAGACACGAAGACGACGCAGAAATCACTATTGCTCAAAATCAATGCACTTGCCGGCAAGCAGGTGATAAAGTCACAATCAGTTGTTTCCGAAAGGTTAAAAAACAAGAACATTGGCGTTGATAAAGCATTTGAAATGTTAGATGCAATGGGCTATGAAATAATCATACAGCCAAAAAGCACGCGTGGCAAAAGAGCAACAGGGTCATATGTGATAACGAAAGAGGACGAGCAAGAAGAATAATAATGAATGGAGAAACAACAGGTCAGGCAGGGTGAACAGCAGTAAGCATAAAGGGTGATGTGCAATGGTATACGGATATGCAAGAGTCAGTTCTGTAGGACAGATAGACGGAAACAGTTTTGAAGACCAAGAGAAGCTGATAAAAAGCAACTATCCAGATGCAGAAATACATCTGGAGCAGGGCTCAGGTGCAAAAGAGCGTAAAGTGTTGAATGAAATAATGGATAAAGCAGTTTCAGGCGACACAATAGTAGTAACAAAGCTTGACCGCTTCTGCAGGTCAACAGCGTTAGGCTTGGAGTATATCGAGCGCATGAGAGCGAAAGGTGTCAAGATACACATTCTCAACATGGGTCTGATAGAAAACACACCAATAGGAAAACTAATTGTCACAAACCTGTTGGCGTTTGCCGAGTTTGAGAGAGCGATGATACTTGAAAGGACACAATCAGGCAAAGCCATTGCACGGCAAAAAGAGGGCTACCAGGAAGGTAGACCGAAAACTGTAAGCATACCTGAGGAGGTAAAGCAAAAGGTCGATAGCGGAGAAATGACAGTAGCCGCCGCCTGCCGAGAGCTTGGCATAAGTCGTTCAACATGGTATAATGAAATGAGAGCAGCAAGAGCAGAATGATATAAGAGCAGGACGATAACAGCAGAATGATAATAATAAGATAGAGCGTGCCAAGTGCCGAGTGCCAAGTGCCACATAGCTGACGATGAAAGGAGGCTAGTTGTGTGGCACTATTTTTATGCCATGCAGAAAAAAGTATGATAGATCTGACAGTAGTAGGCAACAGAGCATTAAGCAAAGAAGATATGTTTAAGCTTGCCCAAAAGCAGGCAAATGGTGAGTTGAAAACTGAACAGCTCCTGCTTGAAACGTTGAAAGTTCAGGATGAAAAGAAGAAGCCAATGATAGAGGCGGCAAAGCATAGCTATGAGAGTGCAATGAGAAAAACAAGCGAGCTTGCAAAGGTAGGCAAGGCAAAACTCGCAAAAGAGTGGTATGACCTCGCTCACAAATTCGTACTGTGGGCAGGCGACAGCGATTTTGACGCATATATGCTGGCTTCAGAATGGAACAGAGAGCCAAGCGCAAAGTTCTGGGCGCCAAGGAGAGCCGTTCTTGAGGGCAAGCACAAGCTGGCAACGCAGATACAAGAGTTCATAGACGATGAGGACGCCCTGTTTCTGAGCTTGAGCACACCCCCAGGTGCAGGCAAGAGTACGCTTATAAAGTTTCTGCTGTCATACATCGCAGGACTGTTTCCGCAATCTGCGAACATATACACGTCATACTCCGACGGAATGTCAAAAATGATGTATGACAGTGTGGTATCAATGTTAACGGACACAAGCGAATATGGGCATAACGATATTTTCGACAATGGTATGCCTACATTGAGTGCAGAGTACAACACGATATCATACAGGAAGAAAGGCGACTTCCCTACTATCGGAGTTATCTCCCTGGGCGGTTCGGTAACAGGTCGAACGAGAGCAAATAAGTTCATGATAACAGATGACCTCGTAAAAAATGCAGAAGTGGCAAGAAACCCGCAAAGGCTTGAAACGCTGTGGCAGGATTACAGAGATACGCTGACAACCCGACAGATAGGCGATAATGTAAAGCAAATAATGCTCGGTACGATATGGAGTTTGCATGATCCTATCAGCCGAATGAGAACCGATCATGAGGGAGATCCACGATATAGATTTATTGCGATACCCGTATGTGACGATAACGGACATAGTAATTTCAATTACAACTGTGCGGACAGGTACACAGATAAAAAAATACGTGACATAAAAACAGACATAGATAATGTCACATTTAGTTGCTTGTATATGCAGCAACCTATGGAACGTGAAGGTCTGCTCTTCCATAAGGACGAAATGAACTGGTATAACGGAACATTGCCTGACGGCTCTGCAAGAAGAATAGCTGTGTGTGATGTGGCGTGGGGCGGTGACTATCTGGCAATGCCGATAGGATATCTGTACGAGGACGGAAGTTTATTTTTGCAAGACGTGGTTTTCAGCAAGGGTGATAAAAAAATCACACAGCCAATGGTTGTGGCAAAGAGCATACAACATCAGATACATCAGGAGAGGTTTGAGGGTAATAACGGCGGTGGTGAATATGCAGACGAAATAGATAAGCAGCTGAGAGCACAGAACGTCCACATAAACATCAGCAGTAAACGTGCGTCGACAACACAGAGCAAGCTCAGCAGAATATTGCAGTATGCACCAGATATAAAGCAGGTGTATTATCGCAACGATAACGGCAGAGGTGAGATGTACGATAAATTTCTGGAAAATCTGTTTGCATTTAATCAGAGCGGTAAAAACGCACATGATGACGCCCCCGACAGCATGGCACAGCTGTGCGCGTTTGCAACAAATGGCGTAGGCGCAAGTGTGGAAATTATCAAGAGGATTATATAGGGGAAATTATAGGCTGACGTCGAAAATAAATTGTATATATTGCACAAAAATGTTGAAAAATATTTTACACGATGTGAAGTGGAAAAAGTTGAAAAGTAGTATTATAATAAGCTTGTCAGGAGGGATAGGTAATGGATAATAGGCGCATATATAATAGGCACGTAGATGTATATTGTCCGAGCTGTGCGGCGGCAGGCATAAATCGAAAGCTTATGGAAGTCGATAAAGACGCAAAGGGCATTATCTATCCATACTGCAAAGGCTGCAAGAAAAACGTTGCAGTTAAATTGCCCATAAGTGCTGAAAAGCACCTCCGTTAAGTTAATTTACGGGGCGAAAGCCCCGTATGTTCCGCAAAGTCAGAGCGGGTGCAATTCCCACACGGAACACCAACGATTATGGAAAGAGAGAATAGACATATGAAGATTTTCATATCACAGCCCATGCGTGATAAAACAGATGAAGAAATATTGACGGAAAGAGCAAAAGCCATTGAAATTGCAAAGGAAAAATACAATGCAGATATAGAGGTTATTGACTCTTTCTTCCAGAGTGCTCCTGCTGATGCAAAACCGCTTTGGTTTCTCGGAAAGTCACTTGAATTGCTCTCATCAGCCGATGCTGCTGTTTTTTGTAGCGGTTGGAAAGACGCACGAGGCTGTCGCTTGGAACACAGTTGTTGTGTTGAGTATGGCATTAAACAAATAGAACTTTAATGTCATCGTCCGCTGGAACGAAGTCCAGCCCAACAGGTTAGTGCTTAATCCTACTTTTTTCGAAAAGCACCTTTCCGTTAACATTGCCAACACTGACAAGTGTTCGGGCAGGATTACAAAGCTGTATTGCAACAGGTACAGCTTTGAATTTGCAGGTCGAGAGCTTGCCAGCTTGATATCTGCTCCATTTGGCAACTGCTACCCTCACCCACAAAGCAGTTGCCATGCAAGCTTGTCCAGGCTTGATCTCCTTTCTGTTTTTACAGCGGCGGTAACACGCCGCACATGTCGGCTGACAGTGTGAGCCTGAAAGTCGGCACCATAAGAATATTAAGTGCCAAGTGTTTAATTACCAAGTGCCTATTAGTTATCTAAAAAAAGATAGCTGATAGGCACTTTTTTTGTTGCACGGAGGTGAAACAATACGGAATTACACGGCAGACGAAAAATCTTACTGAGTGAAAGAGATATTACAGAAGAAAACATTATTGAAATAGTTCGGAGAGCGGTCGCAACTCACGAATCGAACCGAGAAGAAATTGAGTATCTCCACAACTATCTACGTGGTAAACAGCCAATTTTAAAACGTGTCAAAGAGGTTAGGCCTGAGATTAATAATAAAATCGTTGAAAACCATGCATTGGAAATAAACAATTTCAAAGTCGGCTTTATCTTTGGTGAGCCTGTTCAGTATGTTAAGCGTGGAAATTGCGAGCTTGATAATACTGAGAGCGATGCTCCATCAGATAATGGTGTGGCGGCTCTCAACGAGTATATGCAAGAGGACGATAAAGCTGCCAAGGACAGAGAGCTTGCTGAGTGGATAAATCAGTGTGGCGTGGGATATAGGCTCGTACTTCCCTCTGATGTGGGCGAAGATGTTCCGTTTGAAACATATATACTGGACCCCAGAAACACGTTTGTTATCTACAGTAATGACTATAAACGCAAGCCTGTTATTGGTGTGACATACTCCAGCTACAGATTTGCAAACGCAGATATAACAAGCTACAGGTCGTATGACATTTATACCGATGAGTGGTATTGGCGTATCGACTTCAAAAATGGCGAAGGCGTTGTGGCTAGATCACAGCCGAACAACATCGGCTATATTCCGATTATCGAGTATGAAAATAATCCTGAACGTTTAGGCTCATTTGAGACGGTTATAACACTGTGTGATGCTATAAATAGCATTGACAGTAATGACATTGACGGAATTGAGCAGATAATACAGGCGTTTACATGGTTTGACAACATAGATATCGACAAAAAACAGCTGCAAGAGCTCAAAGAGCTTGGTGCAATAAAAACCCGTTCGCAAGAAGGGCGTCAAGCGTCAATAAAAAACATCGAAACAAAACTTGATATTTCACAGACTCAGGTAGCTAAAGATGACCTATATGATCGAATGCTGACGATTGCGAGTGTGCCTGATCGTAGAGCAAGTGCAGGTGGCAACACAGGTCAAGCTCTGATAATCGGTGAAGGCTGGGTAATGGCTGAAAGTGCTGCCAAAGCTTTTGAATTGATGTTTGTAAAGCCCGAAAAGCAATTTTTAAGAGTAGTTCTGAAAATCTGCAAGAATACTCGAAATTGCAAGCAGGAAGTCAAAGATATTAAGCTTCACGATATTGATGTGAAGTTTACAAGAAACAAAACTGACAACTTGCTCACCAAGACGCAAGGTCTGATGAATATGTTGCAGGCAGGCATTCACCCAAGAATAGCCATTCTGCACTGCGGATTGTTCTCTGACCCTGAACAGGTTTATCAAGATAGCAAGCCATACTTAGAAGCAACAACACAGCAACAGCAAGATACAAGTAATTTTGCCGTAAATACCACTGTAGCTGATGAAATGCTCAAGGCTATAGGGGCTATGGACAACAATGGCGGTGATAACAGTGGCAACGCTTAAATTTGATGAGCTTAACGTGCTGTGGTTTAACAAAATGGAGTTGCCAACCGCTGAAAAGCTATTGCGAATAGAAATGGCGGCGGTGTTTGAGCGAGAGCTCAATAAGATATTTTCCTCACAGCGTGAGCGTGCTGACAGCGACAAATATCTGCTATATGCAACAGTGTATGCAACGATAATGTCAAGCACGTACATCGAGATTACAAACAATTATTTTTTAAAGTATGTTCTGAACATAGCAAGCAATGTAAAGGGGCTATCAGAATATTCCCAAAAATGGATTGTTAAGCACTCGGAGCAGTTTGCAAAGGAAATTCAGCAGACAACTCAAAGGCTTATTGAAAGCGGTGATTATGACAACGCATTTTCGGTAAGCCGAGCTAGGACTATATCACGCACAGAAATCAATGCTCTGTGCGAATGTGCAACACTTGAAGGATATTATCAAAGCGGTTACACAAAGAAGATGTGGGTATCGTTTAAGGACAACAAGGTTCGAGATACACACAAAGTCGCAGACGGACAAGTCAGGAGCTTGTTTGAGCCGTTTGACATTGGCAACAGCCAGCTGATGTTTCCACAAGATAGTTCGCTGGGAGCATCGGCAAAAGAAATCGTTAATTGCAGGTGTGTTATGCAACCTGTGAAATAAATTGTAGCTGTACGTTAAACAGCAAACGTCAAGCCGAGCAACCGGCGTTAATAAGCGTAGACGTAGAAAAGGAGTGTTTCTTATGACAAGAGAAGACGTAAAGGGTATTTTCCCAAACGCAACAGATGAGGAAATCACAGCATTTCTGAACCGACACAATGGCGAAGTCACAGCGGCCAAGTCCAGCGGTGTAAAAGCTGACGAGCTTGCGACACTCAGAGATAAGGCAAAGAAGTATGATGACTATGAAGCTGAGAAGCTGACAGCTGAGCAGAAATTGAAAAAGCTCACTGATGAAGCTGAGGCGGCTAGGATCACCAATCTGAAAATGCTGAACAAGACTAAAGCTGTTGCACAGTTCGTAAACTGTGGCCTTAAAGAGGACGATTACAAGGGATTTATCGACAGCATTGTTTCAGACAATGAAGAAACTACAGTTAATTCTGCAAAGTCCATTGCCGCAATGCTCACATCTCAGAAGAAAGCCGTTGAAGATAAGCTTAAAGAAGACGGTCTAAAGAATGCTCCGAAGCCTCAGGGAGCAGGCGGAAACGACGGACTTACATCTGCTGAAAAGATAGCTGAGAAATTGGCTACAGACAGAGCAACCATTGCTAAAACTGCGGCGGAAGGTCTAAAAAAATACATATAGGAGGTAATTAAATGGCTAATATGATGAAGTCTACAGCCGTAATTGCAGATAAGACAATTCTTGCAAACGGCGAATTTTTAGCAAGACCATATACAATCAAGGCAAGTGCTATCACAGCTGATAGCAACGGAAAGAAAATCGTTAAAGGTGGAACTCCATTTCCTGCAAACGATTCAACCGCTATCGGTCTTCTGCTTGACACAGTTGACGTAACCGACGGCGATAAGACAGTATCACTTGTGTATGCAGGAACAGTTTCAACCGCTAAGCTGACAGCTAACGGCGTAACAGTACAGACAGCGGCTAAGACAGCACTGCCAAGAATCACATTTTTTTGAATAAGGGAGGCAATACATAATGCAGAATTTTTCAGATGTTTTCACAGCTAAGGCATTTGCTATGTACTGGACAAAGTACCTAGAGCAGGCAAATGCAGAAGGCTATCTGGGAACTTCCCTGTTCCCACCTGTAAAGAAAAAGGGTATCGATATAAAGTGGATTAAGGGTAGGTCAGGCCTGCCTGTAACACTCAGACAGAGTGCATTTGATACTGTAGCACATGTCAGAGATAGAATTGGCGTAACTGCAATTCAGACAGAAATGCCATTCTTCCGTGACAGCTTCATCGTTAAGGAAAGCGACAGGCAGGAAATCCTGAGAGCACAGGACAGCAATGATCCATATGTACAGCCTGTACTTGATAACATCTACAACGACGCCAAGAACCTTACCAATGGTGCAAATGTTGTTCCAGAGAGAATGATCATGCAGCTTCTCTCACCAGCTGACGGCTCACCTAAGATTGAGATATCAGACGGTGCAAAGGTAAGCTGTCTGTATGAGTATGACGTTGACGGCTCATTCAAGACAAACAATTTCAAAGCCCTCACAGGTACAGCTGCATGGACAGACCATAAGAATTCAAACCCTGTACAGGACATTCTTAATGCTCAGGAAGCTGTTTATAAGCTTACAGGAAATGTTCCTACAATCGCCCTGATGTCAAAGAAGACACTCAGAGATATCAGAGAGAATGAGAACGTCAAGGCATATATCGTTGCCAAAGCTCAGGCAGCAGGTGGAGTTGTTCTCATAACAGACAAGCTCGTAAAGGAGTACATCTCTGAGGAAACTGAGCTCACAGTTGTTGTAAACAACAAGTCATTTATTGACGAAAGTGGCACGGCAAAGAGATTTTATCCAGACGATATGGTAACACTTCTCCCTGCACAGCCACTTGGCTCAACAGTTTATGGTACATCACCTGAAGAAGCTGATCTCATGGCTGACGGCAAGGCAGATGTTGCTATCGTAAATACAGGCGTTGCAATCGCAACAATCAAGCAGGAACACCCTGTTAATGTAAGAGTGCTTGCAAGCGAAATCGTTCTGCCGTCATTTGAGGGCATGGATAACGTTTATGTTATCAACACAAATGCCAAAATCGGTGAACTTACAGTAAATTCTGTCGCTGGCACAAGTGCATCAGGCAAGACAAAGGTAACAGTATCACCATCTCTGTCAGCAGGCAACTCCTACAAGTATAAGACAGCATCGAGCGTAACGGCTCCCGAGTTTGGTGCAGAATGCAAGTCGGGCTACACTGCATGGGACGGAGTATCTGAGATCACCGCAACAACAGGCAGTAAGATACTCATCGTTGAGGTAGATGCAAACAACAAAGCTGTAAAAGCTGGTTCAGCTACAGTAGCCTCTAAGGCATAAAAGGAGAGTGCAAAATGGATATGATTGAGCTGTTTAAGGCAAGCGTTCCTGAGGAAAAATCTGAGGAATTGATTATGCAGTATTTAGACACTGCTCAATCAATTATCCTTGCACATCGCTTCCCTTTCGGCACAGACCGCACAGAGGTTGAGCCACAGTACAAAGGCTTACAGTTGAGAATTGCCATAGACCTATACAATAAGCGTGGAGCTGAGGGCGAAAAGGCACACTCTGAAAACGGAGTAAGCCGTACATATGAAAGCTCGTGGGTATCTCAACAATTGCTTGACGAAATCGTTCCGAAAGCTGAGGTATTGTAATGAGAAACCTAATGCGAAACGTTACAAAAATAAGCTATAAGCTGTATTTAGGTGAACAAGATTTACTTGATGATGACGGCTATAGGACAGGTGAGAAAGGCATAAGTTACTCAGATTTTAGTGAGTGCTATATGTCGATATCAGGCAATAAAAGCGACAGCGAAATGTCACAGTTTGGTCGAAACCTGGACTATGATAGAACAATGTCAACCGCAGATATGAAGTGCGAAATTGATGAACACTCACTGCTGTGGATAGATAATGACGTCAATGGTCCTCACAATTTCATTGTAAAAAAACGCTCTGTTACGCCAAATCAAATACAGTTTGCCATAAAACAGGTGAATGTCAATGAGGAAGATAGCGTTTAATCTGTCAGAAGATAGCTTGACAAAAGCTGTTGAGCAAATGAAAGCATATAAAGCTGAGATACACAAAAAAGCTCAACTGCTTGTGGAGCGTCTTACTGATTATGGACTAACGATATGCAGAGCAAAAGTCATTGAAATGGATATCCCTGATACAGGACATTTGCTCAGTCAGGTTGACGGCTACTATAGCCCATTGCTTAACGCTGGCTTTATTTTCTGTGACTGTGATTATGCAGTGTTCGTTGAATTTGGAACAGGTGTAAAAGGCGCGTCACAGCCGTATGCAGGACAAGCCATAAGCGAATGTGGCTATCAATATATGGGCGGAACACATTATATCACGACGCAAGACGGACGTATAGGTTGGTTTTATCCTGCTGATGACGGAACGTGGAAGTTTACACAAGGCATGCCAAGCAGGCCGTTTATGTACGAAACAGGGTTGGAAATGCGAAATGCTCTCGACAACATTATTAAGGAGGTTTTTAAGTGATTGACATTGAAAACAAAGTGTTTGACACAGTGTCGAAAGCACTTGAAAAAGCCTTCAAAAATATATCTGTCAGCAGCATAAACACAGATAAACCCGCAACATTTCCGTATGTTTCAATCGTGGAAACAAGTAACTCGGTTGATCCTGCGTACATAGACAGTGGCAGAATTGAGAACGCAAGCAATCTACTGTACACAGTGAATGTTTATAGCAATCTCGCCAAAGGCAAGAAAACGCAAGCAAAAAAAATCAGAAACCTTGTGTCAGACGAGTTTGATAAAATCGGTATGGTAAGAACATTCTGCCAGCCTATTGAAAATCTATCTGACACATCAATATATCGTATCACAATGCGTTTCGAGTGCAAAGTTGATACGGACGAAATAATCTATAGGAGGTAATGAAATTGGAACACGCAACGATTGATACATATCTCGAATACAAAGAAGGCAGCATGAGCGGATTTGAGATACTGAGTGACATTACATCATATCCAGATCTGTTTACCGCCCCTGAAAAGTTGGATATTTCTGACTTGTCAAGCAGACAGAAAAAATATGCTGAAGGTATGACAGATGTTCCTGACTATACATTTGGAGCAAATTATGTCAAAGTTACCTACGACAAAGTCAAGAAACTTGAGGGCAAAACTGATATCGAGTTTAGGCTTCTTTTTGGCAAAACAGGCCAGTATGGTGCTTGGGGTTGGACAGGCTCAATTTTTGCAAATGTTAAGGGCGGCGAAGTCGGCGGCAAGAGAGAAATGGAACTCACTTCTTATGTACAGTCAGATGTAACACCTATAACAGTTTCAGATACATAATTTTTTTTAGGAGGATAAAACAATGGCAAAGACAATCAATTTCAATTACGAGGGTCAGCACTACGTTCTTGAATTTTCCAGAAGAACAGTAAGACAAATGGAAAATAACGGATTCACTCTGAATGATCTCTCAGACAAGCCAATGAACACTCTGAACGAGCTTTTTGCAGGTGCTTTCAAGAAAAATCACCGCAACGTAAAACCTGAACAGATTGACAAGATGCAGGCTCTTTTCGCTGATAAGGACAAGCTTATAGAGACTCTGTTCTCAATGTACAGTGAAACTATCGAGACACTGACAACAAATGACCCTGCTGAGGATAGGGAAAATTTGATAACCTGGAGCGTTGGAGAGTAGACAACGTTCCGAAAGAGCAAACATATACTCAAACATTTCTAAAAGCTTTGCCATTGTATTTATCCATAGGCATGACTGCCAAAGAGTTTTGGGAAGGCGACTGCTGTTTGGCAGTTGCCTTTCGCAAAGCTGATGAGATGACACAAAAAGCAAAGAGAGAAAAGGACAATTTCAATGCATGGCTAACGGGACTATATGTTCAAGAAGCCATAGCAAGTTGTTTTTCAAAAAACGGCAAATATCCCGATAAACCGCATGACATTTTCAAAGCTGATAGAGATAACGAAAAAACGTATGATGACATCATGCGAGATAATGCGGAGAATTTCAGGAAATTTGCAGAAGCATTTAATAAAGGAAGGGCGGCAAATAAGGGCAATTAAACAGACTTATTGCCGCCTTATTTTTATCTAGGAGGTGAAAAGTATGGGATTAGACATCGATAAGCTTAGTTTGAAAGTAGAAGCTTCGTCTGACAACGCTGAAAAAAAACTCGATAGGCTGATTGTTAGGCTCGAAACGTTAAAAAAGTCAGTGGGCAAACTTTCGGGGCTTGACAAGCTTTCCGAAAAGCTCAACAAAATAGCGGCAAGTGCCAATGCTATATCAGGTGTGGATAAGCTTGCAAAGCTTGTTGAAAGCGTTTCAAAGCTATCGCAGATAAAGTCTCCAAATGTTACAAAGACCGTGAACAGCATCAAAAAGCTCTCTGAGGCGTGTAATGCAGTAAGCGGCATGAGTAATGTGAGTGTGCTTAAAGAGAATATAACGGCTATTACAGAGGCATGTAAGCCAATGCAGGAAATGGGTAAGAACAATCTGTCACCATTCCTTAACAGCCTCAAAAAGATACCTGATATCACAAAGTCGCTTGACACAGAGAAAATCAATGAGTTCGCAACGAGAATACGCCAGCTTACCACCGCTATAGAGCCATTGACAACGCAGGTTTCAAAGGCGGAAAACGGACTTGTTGCACTTAATGGCATTATGAAGAGTTCAATAGCGAGAAACGGAAACCTTGCATCTGCAAATGCCGTAACTGTAAAATCCTATACCAGTTTGTCCTCAGTTTTTAAGGACGCAAGAATAAGAGCCGCTGCACTTTACGTCACAGTCAATAGGGCTGCAGATGCACTCGCCGACTGCTTACAATCGTCAAACGAATATGTCGAAAACATCAACCTATTTACAGTAGCTATGGGCGATTATTCAGAAGAAGCATATAGGTATGCCGAAAAAGTAAATAATTTGCTTGGCATTGATATTTCTGAGTGGATACGCTTTCAGGGCGTTTTCAAGCAGATAACAACGGGTTTTGGAGTTGCGGCTGAAAAGTCAAACATAATGTCCAAAAACCTGACGCAGATAGGCTATGATATAGCATCATTCTTCAACATCTCCATAGAGGACGCTATGCAGAAAGTTGAATCTGGTATCTCTGGAGAACTTGAACCGTTGCGCAGACTAGGTTATGCCCTTGACGCCGCAACACTTCAGCAGATAGCATATGATAATGGCATTCAACAGAACATCAATACCATGACACAGGCTCAGAAGTCACAGCTGAGATACGTCGCTATTCTTCAGCAATCTACAAATGTTATGGGCGATATGGCAAGAACCATCGTCACGCCTGCAAACTCTATGAGAATTCTGCAGCAGCAACTTGAACAGCTCAAGAGAGCCATAGGCAACATTGTGAGCGTGTTTGCTGTGAAGATGATACCATACGTCCAAGTGTTTGTAAGACTTCTCACAGACGCCGCTAACGCCATTGCAAAGTGGTTAGGCTTTGAGCTGCCAACGATAGATTATTCTGAGGTTGGCAAAGGTCTAAGCAGTGTAACAGAGAATGCAGATGATGCAACAGAGTCTGTCAAGGAAACAAAGAAAGCGTTGCTTGCACTTGCTAGCTTTGATGAGATAAATCAGCTCAATCTTGACAAGAACAACGGCAATGACAGCGGAGATACCACAGGCAACAAATATGATCTTGGCATTGATTTGCCTGAATATGACTTTCTTGCAGGACTTGACAAGCAGACGGACGCACTTTACAAAAAAGTCAAAGCTCAGCTGAAAGAGCTCTACAACTGGCTCAAAAAGCACAAGGATATGATTAAAGTCATTGCAGGACTATTGGCAACAGTATGGGCAGTAACTAAGATTGCTAACCTGATTAATTGGGTGAAGAAGCTTAAAAGGGCGTTTGAAACATTAAAAATTGTCAAAGATTGTACGAGCTGGCTATCAAAGCTTAAAGCAGTTGGAGTAGGAGCAATTTCAGGTATTGTCGGTGGTTTTGCAGGATTTGATTTCTTCAAAAAGCTTGCGAAAGGCACGTTGGATTGGAACAGCGCACTTGTTGATACAGGCATAGCTGTTGGAGCTATTGCAGCGGCATTTGCAATCGGAGGACCTATTGCAGGTGCAGTTGCTATAGTAGGAACGCTAACTGGTGCGTTTATTGGTCTGTACAAAGGTGCAAGAGATGCCAAAATGGAAATAGTCGGACTTTCTGACAATGGCGGTACTAAAATATCTGAAATTGCGGAGGCATTTGGAGCTCAGTGCGACAAAATCATTGATGCCAAAAAAGCTGTTTCTGAATACAAAGAAACAATCACAAGCAATCAAGACAAAATAGATCAGGCTGTCGGTAATTTGAACGATTTTGGGGACAGGCTAAGTGGACTTAAAGGAAAGCTTACAGACGCCGATAAAGAAAATATAACATCTGGGTTTGAAACAATAGCCACCGCTATCAAGGACAATATTGGTGCAGAAACACAAGGCATTATCGACAATTTTAAGTCTGCAATGGACGGATTACCTGATAATCTAAAAACAAACATACAAAGCAGTATCAGCGAGCTGAACGCTCTAAATTCTCAACTTTCAGGCAATGTTGACAAGGCACAACAATCCATAAACGATTATTATAATACTATATGGAATGGTGGCACGCCAACAGACGAGCAAACCGAGAATTTCAACAAAGCGACAAAATATTTTCTGTCAAAATCGGTTGAAACATCTGACGCATATAAGGAGTACAAGGAAAACTTATCAAAGATTGATTTATCCAAAATCGACTTTGAGGATTTTGATACGTTCAAAAGTTCTATTCAAGACGTTCAGAACAATGCAAATTCAGCAATAGTTGCAATAAGTAACGCAAAAAAAGACTCTCTTGATTATATAGAAAGCCTATACCAGGAGACGATAGAACAACATGATCTCGGCTGGGTATCTGATGCACAACTTGCACTTGCAAAAGAAACATTTGAAAATGCAAAAAAGAACATCAACGATAGCGCAGATGAACAGACAAAATCGGTTAAGGACGGACTTGGAAAGATTTTAGGTCAGGCACAGTCGCAATTAAACACTGCTATTGATGATCAAGCTCAATTTTTTGCACAACAAGAAACCACGAATGTGTATGGCGATTATCTTCAGTGGACAGATGATGCTTGGAAGTATTTTAACGATAGCTATAGTAATAACATTAAGGAACAAAAGAAAAATTTCAGTGATCAGCAAGATGTAATAAAGAAGGCTGCTAAAGATACAAAAGTAAACCTTGGAGAATATGTCAAGGCACTTAGCCCGTCAAACATTGACCTCAATCATGCTGACATAGGCGGTTGGGGCAAGGTAATTGCCGCCAAAAAAGGTGCAAAAACAGGCGATTGGACTGATTACGGAAAAGAAATGGCCGCACAGCTATCAAAGGGAATTGAATTGGGTACTGACGGCACTATTAAATCTGTAAAAGGAATGACCAGCAGTTTGCTCAATGAATTCACTTTGGACGGTGAAAATTGTGTTGCAGGTTTTGCAAACGCTTTGTCCGACAAGGAAAAGAAAGTGTTCGCAGCTGCAAATGACCTCGGACTTAGCAGTTTGAAGTCATTAAAGCTTGCACTTGATGAGCATTCTCCGTCAAGAGAAACGCACCAAATTGGTGTCTTTTTCCTCCAAGGTTTCATGAACGGCATAAAATCGCTGTCAACGTTTATGAACACTTACGTAGCCAAAACAGCAAAATCAGCCGTTACAACATTTGACACTAACTCTGCGACAACCTCAATCGGGATCAAGTTTATTGACCGCTTTAAAAACGGAATTGACTTGAGAAAAAGCAGTCTTGTCAATGATATTGTTGATATTTTCAATACTATTCTCGATAAGGCGGACGATTTCCACGTCCAATTCTTCAACTCATTCAATAGTGCGGTACCTGCAATACAGATAGCCTCAAATGGCATTCTTGCTGCTATGGGGCAAGCTGTATCTATACCACAGATAAGCTATACAGCGCCTGGATATCGTGTGCAGGGATATGCAAGAGGCGGTTATCCTACGACAGGTCAGCTATTTGTTGCAAGAGAAAACGGCACACCTGAAATGGTCGGTTCTATTGGTAGCAGAAACGCCGTTGCAAATAACGATCAGATTACTGCGGCAATCAGTCAAGCGGTATATCAGGCAGTACGTGAAGCAAACAGAGATACTCAGAACAGCGGTAGCAGAAACAATGAAATGACAGTTAAAATCGTGCCTGACAAGAACAGCTTCGTAAAAGTTGCTGTTGACGGGATAAACGATACAACCAGACGGACAGGCAAAAGTCCGTTGCACTAAAGTGAGGTGGTGACACAATGCTAAAATTCGACGGCGTAGAAATGCCTGTACCTGCAAATCTGCAGGTACAGAACAACAAAATCTGGTCGGATAACACAGGACGTTCAGCAAACGGAAAGCTTGTTGGAGATATGGTGTGTATAAAGAAGAAGTTAATCATATCGTGGGTACACCTCACAGGTGAGCAAGTCGCATTGATAAACCAATACATTTCTAACGTAAGCAAGCCGTTTTTCAGCGTGACATTTACAGATGAAACATTTGTTGAGCAAACGTGCACCATGTATGCAGGCGACACAAAATATGATGTGCTAAAGTGGGTCTCACCGATGAAATATCTGAAAAATGTCGCAGTAGACCTAATCGAATGCTAGGAGGCGGTAAAATTGTATACAGTACAAAATGAACCCGTCTCTCAGCGTATCGAGAGCTATTGCCGCACCTGGCGTTTGTGGATAGAGAATGCAGAGGGCGTTATATCAGGTGACAGCATTATGTCAGCTGACAGCTCCATACAGGCAACAAGCCTTTCCGACGACATCGAGCTGGGCGCAGTATGTTCGCAATCATGGAACATGACCATAAGTGACACTGAGACAGCGTTTCTTGGAAAGAACTATGACACATATCTGTATCTCGTAGACTACGAAACTAGCGGCATACTTTCAGACGAAAAGATACCAATGGGACGTTTCACCTGTGTAAAATCAAAGAAATCGGGCGGCAGTGTTCAGCTGACAATGGCGGACAGACTGTACTTCTCTGACAAACCATATGTGCCGCATATCCCTATGCCAAACTGGAATAAAGCAGTCGAGGACGACATTTGCAGACAATTAGGCTTGCAAAACGGCAATGACTATACAGAGGTGCGGCTGCTGCGTGACAAGAACGGCAGAAGGTTGATAGATAAGAACGGCAAGGTGCTGTACTCAAAGTATTTCTATTTCAAGGTCAGCTCAGTGCCAAAGGACGTGACCATGCGCCAAATGCTGTCCTATCTGGCTTCTGCACAAGGGCAGTTCGGGTATGTTGACCGCTTCGGGCGGTACGTCCGAAAATGGTACGGCAAGTCTGTGAAAACATTGGATAACAACACAATAGACCTACCTACGCTGTCTGAAAGGCAGAATGTGATAGTGGGCATAATCTGCAAGGTCAGTGATGATGTAACGTTGTCACTTGGTGTGACAGATACAACGCAAGGTCGAGTCTTGGAGTTTGAAAATCCATACATGACAGAGTCTTTGCTACAATCTCTGTGGCGCAGGATAGGTGGATTTTCGTGGTACACCACTGAGCTGTACCACAGACTTGGTGACCCACGTTTCGACATAGGTGACGTGGTGACCTACACCAACGACGCAGACAGCTATGACATACCGATAACGAATTTAGGATTTACCTTTGATGGCGGACTGAGTGCTGATATTTCGGCGGTAGGTCTGAGCGTTGAAGAACAGCTTTAAGGGGGCGAGATAATGGCTGATGAAAATTTGACATTGGCGCAGGATATCACTGAAAATGACTATCCTATGCAACACGCAGGTGAGGAAATTGATGAGATACTGAGCCGAGCCGGCAAGATACACTATGGCACTGTGGAACACAAGATGACGGGAGCAAATGCGCTGATGCGGATACCGCTTGGACTGAATTTTGCGCCTAAGCAGGTTATAGCAACACTACGGCAGACAGACGCACCAACACCATACAAGACGTTCTGCACCCACGTTAGTGGTTCGGGAAAGTCGTACTATCTGAACGTCTGCATGGGAGCTAATAACGGGTCAACAGTAAATGTCCCGACAGGAACGTACTATGTGGATTACATTGCGATAGAATAGGGGGTAATTAAATGACGATAACATTAAATGCAGATTATGACGTAACACTGAACACTGCATTGCTAGGCTATGTCGGTGAAACAAATGCCCGTCCTGTGTCTGTTGAAGGGCTGACGGTAGACGGCGCAGACCGCTATGTGCTGACGATAGACTACGGCGATGGCGTTCAGTACGAGGTCGATATCACAGGCGGACAGTGGACGCCTACGGCTGATATACTGCGTTCAGCGCAAACAGTCAGCTGTCAGATATGTGCAAAAAAGCTGTCAGGCGATGAGTATATTTTAGTAAAAAAATCACGAATTTTCCGCCTGAGAATAGGTGCGGCTATCGGTGATAATGCAGTACCGTCACCTGACGTGGCTATGGATGCGTTAGACCGCATAGATGCCATAGGCAGGCAGGCGCACGCAGATATGCAGACAACCGTCACCGCCGCAGGAACAGCGATAACAGCGGCTGAAAACGCTGAGAAATCAGCTACCACTGCAGGAGTATCAGCCGACACCGCAGAACAGGCGGCAAGCCGAGCTGAAACCGCACAGACATCTGCAGAAACGTCCGCAACGCAGGCAGAAACGGCTAGACAGGGTGCAGAAACTGCCGCACAGACAGCTCTGGAAAATGCAGATTCTGTTAATCAGCTAAAGGAAGATTTAACTGATTTAAAAACTAACCAGCCTAATTTGTTTTGGAGGACTGGATCTAATTTGCTGGATGAAACACTCCTTGTGGATGGTTCAAGACTTGGGAGCAATGGTAATATCATGAACGACTTCCCAGCTGGATGTGCTACAGTAAATTATATTGATATTTCTTCTCTTACAGGAAAATATGTAAGTGCATATACTATTGTGAATGGAAAAGCAATGAGGTGTTTCTACAGAATTTCGTTTTATGAGTCTGAATCTAATAGTGGACATCTTAAAACATATTCGGCAGCTGGTGTTGCCGATATGTCACAATCGGTTGTAGAAATTCCCGAAGGTGCAAAATTCATTAGAGTATCTTACAGCTATACATCATCTACAGGCGGTAAATTCATGTTGATCAGTGGCGAATCAGACATGAAACCTATCCCTTACGAAAAATATCATTTAAAAATATCAATAGTTCCTGAAAATTTGAATGATATCCTTAACAATCACAATGATATTCTTAACAAATACACTTTTGGAACATATCCACATCACGAGGATAATGCAGTTTTAACTATAAGCAAACTTAGGAATTCTTTCACATTCAATCAAAATGATTTTACGTTTGTGAAAGATGAATTGTGGCTCGCTAAATGCAATACCACCGATTTCTCCAATGGTACAGGAATTTTTCGGTATAAGTGGGACGGTGAACAGTTTGTTCACATTGGAACAATCAACTGTGATTTTGGACATTGGAATGTTGTTGACTATTGCGAAGCAAACGACTGTTTGATTTTCGGAAACGGAGCAAATGATTTTGAAACGGAGGGCAATTATTTTGTTGTCGTTCCTCATCCATTAGAACTTGGAAATACTGCACTTATAGTCGATGTCGGCATCAAATACAATGTTGATATTGGATATAAAGTGCAGGCTTTGTGGGGCGATTCCAATCTTGGGGAAAATAACATCGCTGTTCTTTTGTCCAATGATTTGAAAACGATAGTTAAGGTGTTGTTGAAACGAGACTCAAGTGGAAACTTTAACGGAGATTTTATTGAGTTAGAACGAAAAGAAAATCTTCCTGCGTTTGGCATTCAGGGAGCTGACATTTGGAATAACACGTTGTATGTTGGCGGAGCTGAAAGTTCTGGAGTGTATACTATAAATAAAGTGTCGCTTTCCGATTATTCGTCAGTTAAAAACAGCGTGAAATACTATAAAGATGACGGAACCCCTTATCTCGGTGTGGTACAAGGAGTGTATGTTGGTGGGGATTATGTTTGGATTTTTGTCAATACCGATGCCCCCCAGACAGGTAAATGTTGTTTTCTGACTAAGTATCGACGATAATCAACGGAGTATACAACAATCACGGGACAAACATACGAAAGCGAGGAACAGTAATGAAAGAAAACACAGCAAAAATCATCATTTCAGCGATAGCCGCAGGGCTGTCAGCGTATTTCCGTGTTATGGCGATACCTATAGTCATTCTGGTACTTGTGATGATTATTGACTACATTACAGGAATGTGGAAAGCATGGAATAGGGGCGAGTTGTCAAGCCGTGTCGGTCTTAAAGGGCTTTTCAAAAAGGTCGGCTACATATTTGTGGTGGCGGTGTCGGGCGTGCTTGATTGGCTCTTTATCTCAGGACTTTCACAGATAGGCATTGAGGTAAACGTCAGCTTTTACTTCGGTCTTATCGTGACGATATGGTTTATCATCAATGAGTGTATTTCTATCTTGGAAAATCTTGCGGTGATAGGTATACCATTGCCGTCATTCTTGGTGAAAATCGTACACAAGCTTAAAATCACAGTTGAAAACAAAGTGGATACAAACGAAAGCGAGGAATAGAAAATGACATATGATGAGTTTATCAAGAAGCACAATGGCGTAGCGGTTAACTATGACGGCGCAGCAGGCAAACAGTGTGTAGACCTTGCAACGGCATATTTCAACGAGGTTTTCGGCTCAGGGATCAAGAATTTCTGGTATGACGCACATCACTTTTGGGATTTATTCGATAAGAACACTTGGCTGAAAACGAATTTCACAAAGGTAAAGAACACGCCAAGTTTCGTGCCGAAAAAGGGCGATGTAGCGATATGGTCAGGCACGTTGAATGGCGGCTGGGGTCACATAGCGATCTGCACGGGTGAGGGCAACACGAGTTATTTTTATTCGTATGACCAGAACTGGAGCGGAAAAGCCTGCACTAAGGTCAAGCATACTTACAACCACATTGCAGGCTTCCTGAGACCAAAGAACCAGAGCAAGATAAGTGCGAAAGTGCTTGACAAGACAGGCTACAAACAGGGCAACAAAACAAACGGTGTGCTTGCGCTCAAGGAGCTGCTGCTTCTTGCAAAGGAGGTCAAGCTTCACGACGTAGGTATGGATAAGAACGGTACATACGGAAAAGGCACTGCAAAAGCAGTTAATACCCTGCTGAAAAAGTGGGGGTATTATGAGAACGGTATCGCAGGCGTGAACTTCATCAAGAAGCTCAGTGACGAGATTACAAAGAAGATAAAGTAGACAGTAAGACAGCCGACAGGGATTATTCCTTGTCGGCTGTTTTTCATTCTTTATACAATCCGTGCAGAGCGGATATAAGTGTTATTGCAGCACCTTGTGAATCGTGCTGGTGTCGTTATCGTCGTGCTCGGCATTTACAAAAATTGTATTCAGCCATTTCACCTTATAGCCACTTTTTGTATGATAGCCGTGGAAATGCGCACGTCTGATGTGCGGTGCTTTCGGTGCGCTGTGACCTTGTGCGCTGTGCTGATAGCTGACACTGCTCTCAGCCTGTCTGTGCTTGCGAACAGCTACGCCTATTCGGTATCCCACGTTTGCTATGGCTGATTTCTGTGGCTGTGCAGACGGATTCTGTGGACGTTGTGCGGTGGTCTCCTTCTGCGCCTGTCGTTTCGTAACAGGTGTGATTTCAGCGTTTACAGCTGATAGGTAGACAATGAACTGCAGCATTTCAGCATATTCAGCTGCCAAGCTGTCATCAATGGTGATTTCAGCACCCACCATTTTCTGCAGAATACCCTCAACGGTATCATCAGCCGTGAAACGCATTACAAATCCGTCTGGACGATCACCATCAAAAAATTCAGCCATGCAGATATCGTTGCCTTGGATATCAACGAAAAATCCTAGACTATCCTGGTATTTGCGCTGAACATAAAAACTGTTGCATGGTAATTGTGTCAGCGTTTCTGCGCTGATGTGCAGATCTGACTTGCCCTGACCACTCAGCAGGCTGGCAAAATCATCATCAAAAACATATATCTGGCGTCCACCATAATACCAGTTATTTATACATTTCAGTACGCACAGGTTGTTCAATCCCTCTTCCGACAGCAGATACGCATTAGCTTTTTCACAGGCATAGTCGAAACTATACCTGTGATTGAATGTGTTGAACGCATATGCTCTCATGGCGTCAGCTATCTCCGTGTGGGTCGCTGTGTGACCGATATGCCGTATCAGTTCGATGTTATCAGCCACCACCTTGTCGGGCAATAGCTTTTCTGACTTGTTCTTTTTTGCCATTTACTTCACCCTAACGTTTATTCTGTCGATATTTACATTTGTCGCTTCTATGCCGTGCTTTTTCAATTCTCGTTCGATTGTAACCGAATTTTTCGGGGCGGTAAGTCTTATCTGTCTGCAAACGTAGTGTTTCTCACACTTTTCGCCATAATTCTTTCCCTTGACAACCTCGAATTCATCCGAAATGTCGTTATCGGTCAGCCCTAACCTCTCAACTAACGTCTTCCAATCCTCTGGGCCGATAGGATCTAGGACTTTGACTTCCACGCCGTCACGAGGAGACATTTTATAAATCCAGTATGCTTTCTTATTGAATTCAGCGGCGCTTCGTGGAATATTGGCATTTCCACGTGGTATCAGAATTTTCGATACGTCGTCAACGTTGGAAAAATCAATCATATTCAACTGATATGTTCTGTTTTTGATTTTCACCAGCAAATAGTTGCCCTCAGGGGCATACAGCCCGTCAACTATCAGCCGCTTTTCACCGTTAATTTCTTCGAACTCGAAACTGTCAGCTTCGAGCAAATCTTCTGGTTTGCAGTCCAGTGCCGTGCATAGACGTCCTAACGTGTTTGCCTGGATAAAGTTGATATCCTGCGCACCGCTCTCCAGACGGCAGATATAGCTTCTGACAGAGCCTATTCTCTTTGCCAGCTCATCTTGTGTCATGCCTCTTGCTTCTCTCATGTTTTTCAAATTACTCATGTTATCAGTTCCTTTCAGAAAATATATTTGACGTTATATACATCTATCATTTCTCTTTTCTCAGTTTTGCCTCTGAAAAAATTAAAACTATTAACTCTCAGTGGAGCTGTTTGAAAAAATCTTTCAAGCTCTTCTGGGCTGATAGGTTTGTAAACGCTCGTTCCGCCACCACCATATAAGCTGTTAGGATTCGGTATGTAGTAGTCATATACTTCTGCATACATATCGCACCAGACTATCTTTTCCAGAGCCTTGTCGCTCAGCTCCGTGTACTTTGAAATTCTCTGTCTGAACTGCTTTGGAATGTAGATTGCCTTGATCTGCTCAGGCAGAACCTTGTCGGTAACGTATTCTGTGTACTTGCCACGATTGGCGTCATTGTCAGCCATTTCATTTTCCGTAGCGTCCACATCAACTTCGATAAGGGCGATTCCGTAGTTTACGAAACTGTTTTCATTGCCGATAGGGTGTGAAAGATAAACCACATCATGCGAGTTGTCCACCCTTGCTCTCTCCCAGTTATCGTTGCCTGTCACACTTGCTGGCAACAGGCCTTTTTCAACGATTGAGTTTACGTCACAGATGTCCGCGTTGTGAAATAGTCTCATGCTGATACCTCCTTGTTTCTTTACTTTCCAGCCGACGTCCTTTCGAGCGTTTCGTATCTTGTCTGTGATTATAGTATACCATGTTATCTAGCAAAAGTCAAGCAGTTAGATAACAAAAATATAGATAACATTGAATTTTGTAGGATTGCACAAATATAGACTTGCTTTTTGTACATATTTTCAAAGCAAAATTTCAACGTGTGCAAAGTTCGTGTCATATTTCGTGTCATATATTTATCATTTTGAATGATATTTTATCATTTCTACGCATATTTTAGCATTTTAGAATATAAAGAAAACCGCCTATCTACGCCATTTGACGTAAACAAGCGGTTTTTCGTATGGTGCGGGTGACAGGACTTGAACCTGCACGGTGTTGCCAATAGAACCTAAATCTATCGCGTCTGCCAATTCCGCCACACCCGCGTACAAAACAACATTATTATTTTATCATAAACTCCCTACTTTGTCAAGACCTTTTGCTCAAAAAAATGCCCGATGCTCAAAACATCGGACTGATTTTT